CCAGGTATATTTGGAGGCAGTCCTTGTCTCGTTCGGTACACTTCTCCGGCACCAGGGATCGCGCCTGCCGCAGTAGCTCCAGCTAATGCTGGCGTTTGCCATTTTAAAATTTCTTCATCAACTTTTCGAGGTTCTCCTTCTAGTGTTGCAAGAAGCATCCCTTTCATTTGATTTTCATTCGTCAAATAAGTATTAGGATCATCAGCTACAAATTGTTTCACTAGCGGTTCTGCCGCTGCTCCTGCTGCAGCAAGTGCTGCATAGGGCGCCGCTTTCACTCCGCCTCTACCCAACATACTTAAAAATCCTGTAGCTGCATTTTTAACTTTGCCAATAGCTCCTGTAGTTCCTTCTAAGGTTGCAATTTTATTGGCTGATCCTACTGGATCTCTTTTAATTGTTTCAACACAACCTGCAACACTTGATCCTACCGCTTTAGCAACTACGGCTCTACAAGCGACTGCAGAATTCTTAACCGTATTAGCAAAATCTAAAATAGTTTTTCTTACAGGACTATCTTTAGTCAAAGTATCAAACGCAATATTTCCTTCAGGTGCTAATTTAGCAATAGACTTCATTGGATTACCACCAATCGCTTTTAAATTTCCAGCTTTATCCATTTGTTCAAAATAAAGAAGTCCTCTTAACTTTCGAGGAATATCATTACTATATTTTCTTGCTTTAAAATTTAATTTTTCTAATTCCTTTTCCCAGCCTGATTTTTGTCCTCTGAATACTTTTCTCTGCTCATTCAAAAGACTATTTCTTATTTCCTCGTAGGGTTTTAATTTCACAGAGTTCGTGATTACATCCGTATAGGTTATATTTGCTAAAGCAGGAGAAATAGACTTAGCACGCATATGGTGCAGAGGCATTTCCATGGTTCCTTTTAATTTCTTAGTTATCCACGTTGGGTCCCCCTTTCTTTTGACAGCTTCCATCGCTCTTCTTTTAGCTAAGGATTCTGCTTCAGTAAAAGTAGGATGCTCGGGTAATTTTAAAATATCATTCGCTACACGATTAACTTGTCGACTAATTACCGTCTGCGAAGTTCCAGCAGGGAAATATTTAGCAAAATCCATAATCTTCATGGTTGCCTCAGGACCGACCCTCGCTCCACTTCTATATTTTTTAATATCAGCAAAAAGTTTCTTTTTATCCGCAGCAGAAAGAAACTTTTCAACTCTTTTGGTCTCCATAATTGTTTCAGCTGCTTTTGTTCGAGCTTCAGGTTCCCATTTTGCTTCACTAACTGTGGCAGTCAAATTAGCTTTTTGTAAAGTACGTCCAATGTGAGACTGTAGATTTTTAGCAGATTGTTTAGAGTCCGTAATTAATTCTGCAATCTCTGTTGTTTTAGGAGGACGCCCTAACTCAGTTTTAAGTTGTTTATGGATTTGAATAATCTCATCCCTTAACCCTCCTCGCGGTGTGGATAAGGAGAGTTTATTTTTTTCTAAAATTCTTTTAATTTTCTTTAAATTAACTCTTGTTTTTCCTTTAGAATGCATTTCCCATACAGTAGGATTTCTTTTAAGTGATTTTTTAAGTTTTTTATAAAGCTCAAGTAGTTCCTTTTCGCCTTTTTCTACTGTACGTGCTTTAGCTAAAAAAGCTTCATAGGCTTTCGTTTTAATTCTACGTCTTCCTTCACTATAGGTTGGATCTTTAACTTGATAAAATTTTGTACCTGAAAAATCTCTCTGAAGAGGAGTTATCCATTTTTCCGCCATTATACCTCCAAGATCCTTGCGAGACCGCCATGGGCAAATGCCGGAGTTAATTTAATATTCTTTAAAATCATTTCTGCAAATTCCTCAGGACGGGCTGCACCAAGATTGACGCTTTCTAAAAAGTCATCATAAGCCGACATACTTCGTCCGTAGTATTTTGCCATCATGTCTAAAGGTTCGCCTTTTCCTTCTTTCAACATAAACAAATCTTCAGGACTCAGTTTAAGTCGGGTATCTTTGAGTAAAAGATTTCGAGCAATGGCTCTGGACATACCGGTTTGCATATCAAGCGCGCCTGCATAAGCTGCAGCATCCCCGGGCCCTGGTTCCGGGAGCCTGCTCCCTAGATCGTCCGCGAGTTGATTCCGAAATCTTTCATTACTTGCCTTACTAAAATCTTTAATCGTTCCCTCTGTTTTTATGCCGGTGATTCCTGAGCCCCGTTGCGGGAACTGGGAAACCGTCGCCATCGGTAATGGAGGCGGATTTAAAATTTTGTTAATGCCGGTTAGGTTCTCGGTTAAAATTTTGAGTTGAATATCGTTTAATTTACCTGCGGTTGCAAAACCCATGGCGTCTTCGACAGCAGGAATCATTCCGGGTCCCAGCTGCTTCATGGAGGCTTGGTCGATTCCGGCTAAAGGGCGCTGGAACAAGGGATTCTTCGTAGGGCCTGATCCCAAAAAACTAATATTGGTTTTCGTTCCCATAAATTTACTTGGGTTCGCTCCAATTCCTTGGGCCAATTTCATTAAATTCTCTAATATTAGTTTCCTAGCCATAGTAGGTTACATTTCCTCGTTCAATTTTCTCATCTTTGTAATCTTCAGGGTGTCCAACAAACGCTCCGCCTCTTAAACGCATAATGGCTTGAGTTGTTGAGTCCACATAGTCATCATAATCGCCATGAGGAAAAGCGGCACACTCTTCAATTACTTCTTGTGCAAAATGTTCGTGTTTCGGAGCCCAAATCTTTCCCGCTTCGAAAAGTGGGGCGATCGAATTCACTCTGATATGCTTATCATTTCCTTTCGACGGCGTAAAGTTAATAACGGGGATGTCCATCTGTCTCAACTCGTGTGTGAGAGGGATCCCTGATGCCTTGGCCTCGATCAAGACGATATCCGGACGCCAGTAGAGATATTCTTCTTGAGCTTTTCTTCGAAGTTCGGGGAACTCGTACCGATCTTTAAATGCGTTGAGTAAAATTACGTTTTGACCGGTATCTTCTGTTTCAAAAACACCCCAAGTAGTAATAGCGGAGTAGTCCGCCGTTTCTTTTTTCATAAATGCCGTATCATACGACTGAATAACGAACATACACTTTGGAGGTTCCTTATGTTTCCAATTTCTCCACCAATCTCGTTTTATAATAGCTCCTTCTTCTGAAGTTGGAGCTTGCATGTACTGTGCATTCCATTTTCCAATACTGATTGAAGCTTTAACAGCTTCCAATTCATCTCGTTTCCAATATTCTGGCCAAACAGGTTTATCATTAGGAAGGATAGCTGGAAATTCTACAACTTCCCACTCATCTCCCTTCACATCTGATTGAGCTTTTAATAAAGCTCCTGTTAAATCTCGAGTAGACCATCTGGTCATTACTAAAACGATTCGACCACCGGGCTGAAGACGTTGTCGGGGTCCAGAGGTGTACCATTCATATGCTTTATCAAAAGAGTCCCTGCTTAATAAATCCTTTTCTTTATGTGGATCGTCAATGATTAATAAGTCAGCACCTCTTCCTGTCATGGCACCTCCGACCCCTACCGCAAAGTACTCACCTCCTTGCGCTGTCTCCCAGCGACCCGCTGCTTTCGAGTCTTCTTGCAGCGAAGTTTCAAAAATTTCTTGATATTCAGGGGAATCAATTACGTGTTTGGCTTTTCTTCCAAACCGTACTGCTAATTCCGCTGTGTGGGTAGCTTGAATAATTTTTAATTTTGGATTTTTTCCAATCATCCAAGCCGGCAGGTAGTTAGATGCAAATTCTGACTTCGTATGCCTAGGTGGCATGTTAACAATTAGTCTTTTTATTTCTCCATTTGCAATTTTGTTAAATTTTTCAGAAATTATTTTGTGATGATGACCTGAAATGAACTCTGGCCATATAAATTTTATAAATTCTAAAAAATCCTTACTGCATTTCTCTTTGGTTTCTAATTGATCGGCTTTTAAATAAGCTTTTAGGTACTCTTTTTGTTCGTCTAACGGTAATTTTTTAATAAATTCTAGATCAGCTGTCATTTATGGGACCCTATTTTCAAAAATACTACCATGAGTCTCTGAATTAAGCAATAAAGGGTAAAGTTGGGACCCCTTTTTTTCTGTTTAAGGGGGTGGGCCCTCCCGATGTGGTGGGCCCGGCCCCTGGATCTGGGTCCTACTTCCCACCCCCCTCCCGCTACCGGGAGTCTGGGAGGGGGGTGGGGGTGTGGGGGTGGGCCCGCCCTGTTGCCATTGTGCAACACACACGAATAAAGTGAGTAATATGGAAAGATTTAGCTTGACACACCATTGGTAGTAGGTATGCAGTTTTTGCATGATACTATGGGATATTAAGGGTTGACAGACATTTAGAACTGGGCGATTTCTCGCCCAGTTCATGTATAACTATTGGGATAGTTATTCTTTAATATTAGTTTAAAACGCTATCAATATGATTTACGTCTAATGTTGCAGTATCATTGAACTCCCATTTAAAACTAGCAGTTCTATACTGTGGCTTGCCGAATTTTTCAGTAGCCCAGATATCCAAATAATTAAAACATGGATATCCTTTTTTAGAAATAAACTCACCTCTTGCAACGCCATCAAGTTGACCTTTACGTTCAATAGTCTCACCATATTTCGTTGCGTAGTATTTAATGTAAAAGATAGATTTAGAATGGGAGTTCATCTTTTTCCTCCTTTATACTTTCTAGTCTTTTAGATTGTATTATTAAGTAAGATACTTTTGTGTCTTCGTTTAAAGTATCAAGTGCCGCTTTTTTACTTTCTGCGGTTTCTTGCGTATTAGCTATTTCTGAAACGTCAAACCAATTCTCTCGGTCATGCGCCCAGAAAGTTCTTTTAACAATTAGCCAAACGTCTTTTGACTTTACTTTGATTGTCATATTATCCTTTCTTTTGTTATACATGGGATAATACTATTATATCCCATGTATAAAGTCAAGGACTATTTTTGTTGTGATTGTTGTTGATTATATTTTAATCTAGCCGCTATTTTTTGTTCTCTTGATATGTTTTTATTTTTCATACCTTTTATTCTATCAGCAAGATTTTTTGGATTATAGATTACAAGCCCAGTAGAGTTTGTTCTAATTATTTCTGCGTCATTAACTGACAAGCCCAGTTCAGTACATAACTCAATCGCCTCGTCTAAATATTTATAACCTTTTAAACCAAGTTTGATTTCTTTCATCTGATCTAAAATAGATTTAATCCATTTATAATGCGCCATGATTAACTGACCTTTCGCCTGTTGCCAGATTACGAAAGTATTAAACTCACTTTCGGAAACTGGTATCTGTCTATCACGACAATACTCACGACCAATTAAATCCAACTCATAATTATTATCCCACTCTCTTGCATGAGAAATTAAATGATCTCTACCACTTGAAAATCCAAGTGCCTTGTCATTAGCATCACAAAATTTAGTTTGGTGGGGATTACTCGGCTTGCCCTCCATTTCAATATTAATATCTGGATTGCAATTTTCTTTTGCTTTCAACTCATCTCTAAAATAAGCATAAGCAAAGTCACGTGATTGTGGACTATAACTGTCAGCGTCGTCTTGACGATCAACTCCATCAATATCGCCATTTAAACGAAAGTCAAAATGTTTAGTGACATACTTGTCATCTCGGTCATTACTCTCGTCATGTCGGTCATCATTAAATGGATTTTGGTCATCACTTTCATGTCCATCTTTCTTCTGCATATAACCAAAATGGAAACAACTATCTTTCGCAATAGTATTTACATTAGGGTATTTATTTTGAAGATAATGTGCAAGATCTACATCTTTTTTAGGATATTGTCTTGACACACATTGTTGTGCAAGTTTCCAAGTCGCATTTTGCTTGTCTAAAAAACTCTCTCTTTCTTGAAAGAATTTTTCTCTCTCTTGCGTGTTCTCTTGTTCCAAGTGTACTCGCATACGATTTGAGATCTTATTACGATACTCGGAATTAAGTCTTATTCTGCTCATATTGTCCTTTCTGTTTGTTTGTGCATATATGGGATATTATATGAATTAATTTAGGTTGTCAAGGGGGTATGGGCGGTCAAGCCGCTGATACCTCGTATTATTTTTTTTTCTGGGTGGGCCCGCCCATAGAGTGCAGCCGAAAATTTTTTTATTTGACAATAGATCTGGGATATTGTAAGATACCTGCATGATGATATACGGCAATACAATTAAAGATATAATTAAAATGTATCCAAAATGGGTCTGGGCAGGCAATATTTTCTGCGTTGCTCTTGGTCTATGGGTGATCTTTTGGTTATAGATCATATACTATTTTTACCGATTTTAGGATTCGCGGTTTTAATCTTTTTGATTTTATATCACGAGTTCTAACAGCCAATCGGCGCGTGGTGATAAATCAATTTATTGAATTTATGAAACGCGCCCTTGAGCCCAGATCCAGTTTCCATAGGGCCAAACAATTGTTGCTGGATCTGGGGTCAAGCGACACGCGGCTTTATTAAATTCATATGAAGTCGCTTGGCCATTTAAGCTGGTGAGTATAAACACCTATAGCCAGGATAGTTCATAGCAAGTGCGTTGTGATATGCTGGCAGTTTAGAATGATTCTAAAGTAGAAAAAAAATAAAACATATTAACAAGGTCTCAAGCCGCAAGCGGGTGGGCCCGCCCATTAAAGTATAGAAAAAAAATTTACTAGTTGACAGGTCCCGGGCTCTGGGATATAATAGGATCTAGAAAGGAATACATATGTTTGAAAAACCAAAAAAGAAAAAAGTTAAATGGCACGGCCAGACGGTTACGATGCCATTCAATTGTTCTGTATACCAGGACAAGGAAATAGAAATCGCGAATAGATTCACTGGAGAAAAAACTAAGATGCCAGGCTATGCTGCGAGCGTCTACGACACGATCATTGGAGCTGAACAGTTTGGCGCTTATGAAATTGTAAGGGCCGGAATTGACTGGTTCAGACAGCACTTTCCAAAACAATACATGGTGGTCCTTGACTAAAGCTAGCCCAATGTCTGAAGAATTCCATGACTGGCTGGACCAGTGTCCAGTCAGATGGATCCGGGACCAGGTGACGAAGGACTATGTATATTATTGCTTTGAGACGCCGGACGAGGAGGACGATGAGACTTAATTCCAGACGATCACTACTAAGATATTTTACAATGGCGGATGAAGATCTTCCGCCCTCATATGTGAAGAGCTGCGAAAAATTCCTGAAAAAAATAAAACAAAAGAATAAGGCTTCAAGCTCCCAAGCGGGTGGGCCCGCCCCTAAAGAATCAGGGTCCAAGCAACAAGCTTGACAGGCTGCAAGCTGTAGGATATTATAAGATATGACAAAGAAAGAACGAGAAGAATTAAAACAGGACCTGGATTTATTAACCAAAGAAGAGTTGATTGAGATCTTACTAGATCATGAAGAAAAAAGAAGCAAGTAAAATCACCGGCGGACTGAGCGCACCAGGCAAGATGCCTGAAGGCAGCTATAACCTGCCGGCTACAGCATGCCAGACTGGCGCGAAGCTCAGGGAGGTCCCGGGCACACCGTGCTATAAATGTTATGCCTTCAAGGGCCGTTACAACTTCCCGAACGTTAAGGACGCCTTAAGCAGGCGCCTGGAATCAATAACACATCCAGACTGGGTTCAGGCCATGGCTGTGTTAATCAAAGGTAAGAAGCATTTCAGATGGCACGACAGCGGAGACCTTCAAGGGCCCGAGCATCTTAAAAAAATTTTTGAAGTATGTAAGTTAACACCGGATACACAGCACTGGCTGCCGACTCAGGAGCGGAAATTGTTACAGTTCCTGGATCCGGACATAATACCGTCAAATTTAATTATTAGACTAAGCAATGCAAAAAATGACACCGTACCCGGTCAGGCCTGGTCGCACTGGTCCACAGTCGTGACGAAGCCCCGAGCTGGCCACGTGTGCCCGGCCCCTGAGCAGGGCAACAGCTGCGGCGATTGTCGCGCATGCTGGAATAAAGATGTTTATGAAGTTCAGTACAAAATCCATTAACGAGATTCACGATCAATGGTGCAGGGACAATGGATACCCAGTCCCCAAGCCTACAAGCCTTCAAGCACCGAAGCGCAAGCCTTCAAGCCACAAGCTAAGGGCTCAAGCCTCAAGCCGGAGTCTACAAGCTCCAAGATCCGGGAGCCAGTGTACAAGCGGTACCCCCCACGGTCCAGGGTACAAGCAACAAGGATAAAAGTATTTTTTTTATGCTTAATATGAAATGATATTTGGTGCGGGGAGAACCGTACCAAATAGGCATTTTTAGGCGAAGTTGCTTTTAATTCAACAGTGAAAAAGTTCCCGCTAGGAGCATAGCCCAATAAATCAGGAGTGCCAAATAAAGCCCAGTTTTCCAGTCTGGTCCATGCAATTGAGGGAGTTTCATTCTTTAATTTTTTCCATAGTTGTCGCTCAGTAATAACCGTTCTAACCACGCCTACACCAATCTATAATTTTCCGATTATTTTACCCATTGACCATTTAGGTTTTTCACATTTAATGACCAATCGGTGTGTCTCATTATCACCAATAATTCTATTTTCCAAGAGTTGCATTCCAGTAAAATCATACAGGTCCCCATTAGGGAGTTCGATCTGAACGCGAGCCTCTTTAGTGACTTCTGCTTTCATAAATCTCCGCAACATCATGTCTAACATTTTGCCGCTGATTGCCATGCTTGATCTTATAAAGGATTTTATATAAGATGGCAATATTATGCCAGGACCAGCTAAACAACTAACAGCAAAGCAAATGAAGTTTGCCCAACTCATAGTCTATGGAGTTGAAGGTAATCCGGTAACTAAAACGGAAGCAGCTAAACTAGCAGGGTACACCGACGCACTGCATGAAGGGACGAGACTAACCAATCCCAATAAAAACCCTCTTGTCTGTGCCTACATTAGTAATCTACAAGACGAAGTAAGGCAGAAATATGGCATAAGTTTTGAAGGTCATTTAGAGGAGCTAGGGAAGATTAGAGATAGAGGTAAAAAAGACAATAAAAATTTAGCGGCTGCGGCAACCACAGAAATAGCACGAGGAAAAGCTGCTGGATTCTATATAGACCAGAAGATAATCCGTCACGGAAGCATAGACGACATGAATCTTGACCAACTTTACGAACGTATGAAAGTAATCAAGGAAAAGAATGAAAGAATTATGGAAGCTAAACAGCTCCTAAAATCTAATGATGAATCAAGCTCAGACAGTAAAGAGCAAACAGTAGAAAAACTACCATCCCCAAAACATACATCTGATTCGGATTCCACATCTTAATTATCTCTTATTCTTTCTTTTTTTAGCTTTCGCTTTTTTCTTTTTAATTTTCTTTTTCTTATTATTCTTTTTGTTTTTCTTTTTCTTATTAGGCATTAAATCCTCCTTATAGATGTTGTACATTTCCTCACTTAAATAGTCAATTTTTCTAGACATCCAATTTCTCCACCTTAACAATGCACCCTTTAGGGAAAATATTTCTATCAGAAAACACTTCGTCTTTCTGGTCATAGCTAGCAAACGTCCATATAAACTTTTTAGTTCTTTTGTATATATACCCATACGACACCATCTTTGAGCATTCAAACTTATCAAACTCTTCTCTGGTAGCATGTCCTCCATCAGCTGTAATATCAAGCCACGAGATTTTATAGAAGTAGTACTTCTTTTTGTTGATCTTGACATGTTTATATTTAGATTTTTTTCTGAACATAATACTGTATACCCTTCCCTCAATAAATACTAAAATAAAAAATATGAATCATGTGCGCGCGTCCCTTAAGTTGTTGGTATTGCTAGCTTTTTGAAGAATTGTATCTTTTGTAACCAATTGTATCCTAGTAAAAGATACAATTTTGAACGAATAAGTGTTGGTATACAACAATTCTAGCTTTTGTACCAATTGTAACCACTTTTAAAAAAAAATAAAAAAAATTTTTTTATTTCATTGAAATAACAGTATACAAGGGATACAATGCAATTAATGGCTAATTTCCTCGCTAATCTGTTCATTTTTTGTATCTTTTTGGTTTTTGTTCTGGTTACAATTCCTATAGTACT